GAGCACAAGTTACAGCACGACCAAGCTGGCAGGATCTGCGGAGTGCAACAGTGAGGGGAATTTTGTGAAAAAGCAGGAATTTGATGACTACGCCAAGGCGCTGGCCGGGCTGAAAGCCTTCCTGAACATCAAGGAGTGATACCATGGTAGAAATTGTATTGCGCGGGCGCAGATACCCTGCCCTGTTCGATTTGCAGAACGTGAAGGAGCTTCAGGAGCACTTTGGTGACCTGAAGGTCGTAGCCGAGAAGCTGAACGACCCCGAGGAAGCCGCCTACATCATCTGGCTGCTGGTGCGCGAGGGCGTGGAGCTGGATAACGAGGAACACCACCTGGACAATGAAGCGCCCAGTCTGGCCGTGGTCAAAAAGCTGATTTCCTTTGCCGATTTGCAGGGCGGGCTGGTTGCCAGCGTGGAAGAGGCCTTTATGGAGTTTTACGGAAAAAACGGGTCAGGCCGTCAGGCGCTGCAGGCGATGAAGACGATGCTGAGCGAATCTGGGTTGACGATGTCCCCGAGCGGCACTTTGACGGCGACCGAATCATAAATTTCCCCAGGCTGCAATACATCGCGGTGGGGCTGCTGGGCTATACCCGGCGGGAAACGCGGTTTTTGAGCCTGGATGAACTGCTTGCACAGTTTACAGAATACTGCGCCATGAATGGTATTGAACTGCCACAGGAAAGGGGGCTTGCAGATGGCGATGCCTAAAGCAGGTGTCAGCCTGGTCGTGGAAAATGACCAGCAATTCAAGGCGGCACTGAGCGAAGTAAACGCGGGCTTGAAGGTAAATAAGCAGCAGATGCAGCTTGTGACCGAACAGACCCGCGAAATGGACGACCGGCAGGCCGCCTTAAAGCAGCGGTACGAGGCCGCACAGCAGACTTTGCAGAGCTACCGGGATAAAGTGCAGGTGCTGCAGCAGGCCTACGAAAACAGCGCTCGGCGTGAGGGTGAGTCCAGTAAAACGACCATGCAGTGGCGAGCAAGCCTGATCAGCGCCCAGACAGAGGTTGCCAAGCAGGAAAACCTCCTGAAGGAACTGAGCGACCGGCAGGAGCGAACCAACAAGACCACCGCCAGTCTGGCGGATGTGGTCAACGGCCTAGCCAATGCGCTGGGAATCAGTCTGCCGCCCGGCTTGCAGACTGCAGTTGACAAGCTGGACGGCTTCTCGGCCAGCGGTGCAGCTGCGGTGACCGTGGTCGGCGGCCTTGTGGGAGCACTGGCAAGCTCCACGATGAACATGAGCAAGACAGCAGATGATCTGCTGACGCTGTCTACGCAGACGAGCCTGACCACAGACCAGTTGCAGGAGTTTGAGTACGCCAGTGAGCTTGTGGATGTCAGCACGGACACGCTGCGCGGCAGTCTGGTAAAGCTGACCAACAATATGCAGACGGCGGCAACCGGGACAGGCTCTGCAGCCGAGGCGTTTAAAAAACTGCATGTAAAAGTGTCGGACAGCAGCGGAAAGCTCAAGGACAACTATGAGGTGTTTTTGAAAACCATTGACGCCTTGGGCAAGGTGAAAAACGAGACCGAGCGCGATGCGCTGGCGATGGATATCTTTGGCAGGTCGGCAACGGACCTGAACCCGCTGATCGAAGCCGGCAGCGGCAGACTGAAAGAGCTTGCGGAGCAGGCACACGAGGTTGGCTACGTTGTTGATAATGAAACGCTGCAGAGCTTTGGTGAGCTGGATGATGCGATGCAGAAGCTGGACAAGCAAGGCGATGCTGTAAAACGCAGCTTCGCGGAGGCGCTGCTCCCTGTCATTACTGCGTTTGCTGAGGCCCTGAGCGCTATCCCAACGCCGGTTCTGACTGCAGTTATCTCTATTACCAGCATCGCCACAGTAGTGCTGCTTGTTGTGAAGGCCATTAAAGACTTGCAGGGACCGGTTGGAACCGTGAAAAGCATGATCGGCGGCGTTATGAGCTTTATGGATCCGCTGTATATAAAAATCATGCTGATCGTTGCCGGCATTACTGCGCTGGTAGCGGTTATTGCTGTCCTGATCGGCAAAGGAAACGAAATCAACAGCGCCATGAGCGGTATATCCTCGGCTACAACGGGGACAATGCGCGCAGCCAACAGCAAGGTGCCGCATTATGCCACCGGCACGCGCAGCGCGCGCGGCGGACTGGCTGTTGTGGGTGAGAACGGGCCGGAGCTGGTTGCATTGCGCGGCGGAGAACGCATCTACAACAGCAGCCAGACACGCGGCGTGCTGGGCGGCTATGCTATCAATATCGGGAGCATCACCATTGATGCCAAGAATGTTAAAGAGTTCAACGATATTGTAAGTATCGCCAAAAATGAAGCCATGAGCATGAGACAGGGGGCATTGACATGAAATCGCACAGCTGGAGCACAAGAAGCTATAAGGCTGGCAGCACAAACCCTTTGGCTAATTATCAGGCGTATCATTGCTCGTGGTTGTTCAATACCGGGATGGGGAGTACAAACCGCTATATAGGCGGCATGCAGGTTCGCATCCCTGCCTATGGTGATGCCAACTACAAGGTTAAACTCAGGGGATACGCACTAGCAAACAGTGCAGGCACATCCTATCATTCAGACACGAGCAGCGTGTGCGAGCAAAGCAATTTCTCACACGGAGATTGTTGGTTCGCATTCGATTCTTTTAGCCAGACGCGGAAAAAGAATGTTTTAGCCTACGGTGTTTTTGTAAATGCGGAAAATGGTTACAACAACATCGGATCCAGCCGCAGTGACGCATATATAAATTGCGTCAGTTATCAAGGTGTTGTTACACCAACAGGCCAGACGCTAACCAGCGGCACCGTCGCACGGTACACAAAGTATCGACTGCAGTGGACTACAGACGCCGAGGATGATTTTGAGCGCAGGAACTCGACCTGCAAGATCATCATCACCGATCAGGACGGCGGAAACAGCCAGACCTATACACTTGGCAATGGTGCGACATCCTTCGACCTGGATACTACCGCATGGTCAAGCGGCAGCGGTATTCGATGGCGCGTGCAGGTGGGGGCATACGGATCCGGAACGGTCACAGAGAGCGCCACCTATTCCCTGTCGCTGGCAGACCCGACCGCCAAGGTCGATGACCTGCGCCCCACCAGCAAGACATACTACGGCTTTGACGCAGTATTCAGCTGGGCGTTCACCGGCAGTATTGCCAGCGGCGCGATCAGCGGTGCATTGCAGCAGGGATCCGCTGTTTTGCAGTACCGGACTGACAACATGGCTGACCCGGCAGATTTTGCAAGCGTCAGCGATGGAACAACCCATGTGAGTGTCAATTGCGGCACATTGCCCATAGGGAGCTACCAGTGGCGCGTTGTCGCCAAGAGCAGCGTTGGAACCACACACACTTCAAGCTGGGTGCAATGCACCAATGTTGAGGTGCCCGTCTCCGTAAAGGGAACAACGCCTGCGGCGGGTGCGTCCGCGCCCAGGGCAGTTACAAACCGCTTTAGCTGGGTGTTCAGCGTTGACAGCGACGACAGACCCGGAGATGTGACGCAGCAGAGTGCGACACTGCACTTTAAGGCGAACAACGAGAGCGACTGGCATGAGGTTGCTGTGGCCGGTTCACAGCAGTATGCAGACGTGCCCGCAAACACCTTTGCCGAAGGCGCTACAACACTGGACTGGTATGTTGTAGCGATTGCGAATACAGGCACAAAGGTAACCAGCGACACGATCAACGTGTCCACGCTGGACACGCTCAGCACGCCTGTGGCGGTGAGCCCCGCGGGCGAGTACATGGATGATGCTGTGCAGGGCATCACATTTGTGTGGCAGCATGCCAATGTCACCGGCACGGCGCAGACCGGCTGGGAACTGAGTTATTCGGCGGATAGCGGTGCATCTTACACAGTGCTGGCCAGTGCGAATAATGCGGACAATAGCTATCAAGCGGCCGCAGGCACGTTTAGCAGCGGCGTTATCTACTGGCGCGTGCGCACGAAGAATACGGACGGAGCGTTCGGCAGCTATTCCGGCGCGGCAATCTTTGCAATACGGCGAGCACCTAAGGCCCCGGTCATCTCCTACTATGACAACAAGCCGCTGGCAAAAATGCGGTGGCAGGCCAAAGAGCAGGACGGTTATGAAGTTGCGGTGGACGGCATCAGCCTGGGTGTACGATACGGCACCGGGAAGGAATGGCAGTCTGACGAAGTGTTGGCAGACGGGACGCACATACTTTCTGTGAGGATTTATAACTCGTATGGAGATGTATCCCCTTGGGCAGAATGCGAGGTCAAAGTCAAGAACCAGCCCGGCAGTGCCGTAAACTGCCAGGCTGAAAGTCTTTGGGGCGAAGTGCAGCTGCGTTGGGATGGCGGCACAGGTTACATCCTGCGTGATGGAGTGCTGATAGCCAAAGGTGAAGATGGGCAGTACATGGACCGCACCAGTGCGCAGGAACACAAGTATATTGTGCGCGTATTTGGCGAGGATGGCTACTACACGGACAGCGCACCTGTCAGGGCTGCGCCTAGTGTGCCCTATGCCGCCATCGGCCTGTTGAACGGCAATGAGTGGTTGGCTTTGAAGTATGCGACCAGCTACCAGAATTACACAAAAAGCACAAGTCTGGGCGGCACATACCAGCAATACTGGGGCAAGAAGCTCCCCGTTTGGCACGATGCCGGCAATCAGGTAGTTACGCACACCATTGCGTATGCACTCAAAACAACGGATGGGCTTGAGAAACTTCGCAGACTCGCCGGCAAGGTGGTCGTATACAAGGATCACGCGGGGCATTTGGCAATCGGCGTATTTAAAGATCTGCAGGAGAACCGTGACCACGGCTGCACGCCGTTGAGCTTGAGCATAACCGAGATACAGCGGGAGGCGGTCAAGTATGATCCGGTATGAGTTTGTCGCCATCCGCAGCGGTGCACCCTACCGCGTGCTGCAGGTGCCTGCTGACTGCACCCCGCAAATCCGCTTTACGGGCAGCGCCGAGGTCAAAAGCACCGTCACACTGACCGTGGAGCCGGACGAGGACGTCAACTGGCTGACGGACATGCTGAGTGTTGTGCGCGTGGATAACGCTGACCGAACGCCACTGGGGTTGTTTTGTGTTACGACGTGCCCTGCCAGCGTGGACGAATACGGCCACAAAACGCAGGAACTGACCGGGTACGACCAGGGCTATGCCCTGCGCAATCTGAGTGTGCTGGAGCGCACCCTAATGATCCGCGCCGGGACGCGATACACCACGGCGATCCGCGAGCAGCTGCTGGCGGCTGGCGTCAACGTGGTCAGCATCATCGACACAGACGATGTGCTGATGACAGACCATGAATGGGAGATCGGCACAACGCGGTACGCAGTCGTGTCCGCTTTGCTTGCCGAGATCAATTACCGGGACATTTATTTTGACGGCAGCGGCGTTGCCGTGGCAGAGCCCTGGGAGCCAGCGTCCATCAATAACCGCACGCACCGCTACGGAGCCGATGAGGCGACCCTGCTGCGCATCCCCATGAGTGTTGAGGCAGACACATTCAATGCGGCCAATGTTTTCGTGGACATCGTGAGCAGTGCGGATCTGGGTCAAGAGCTGCGCGCCGTGGCTGAGAACGTCAACCCCACAAGCCCGCTGAGCATCATGCGGCGAGGGCGTCGCATCGTGAGCGTGGAGACGGTAGAGGGAATCGCGTCGCAGGCTGCGCTTGAAACGCATGTGAAGAACAGGATGCTGCTGAGCATGATGGGGGCCGCAAATTATACGTTTACATCCTGCGGGGACACAGAGCAGCCTCACAGGTTAAATGACAGCATACTAATGATGCGCGACGGCATCGGCCTGCTGGAGGAACAGGAGTGGACGCTTGACTGTGCCCCCGGCGGCCAGATGACGCACACGGCAAAGAAGGTGTTTTACAGCATTGATTGAGAATTACCAACAGCGGAAAGCGCTTGAGACGACCGCCAAGAGCGGAAATATTGCAACCGTGAGTGCCATTTACAGCGACGGGATCGCGCTGATCCTGCCGGGCGATACCACGGCGGCAGAAAAGCATTACCCATACAATGCCGCTATCACATTTTCAGCCGGTCAGCGGGTTCACATAGCCAGAGAATCCGGCACGATCATTGTGGAATATCCCATCGGCGGGAACGGCAGCTAATAGGAGGTGGCCACTATAAAAACCATTGTGTTGATGAATTATGACGTTGTCGTTGACAACCGTTACTCGGTCACGCCCAGCATTGAGCTGGGAACCAAGGACAGCTACGGCATCGAGAATATCCGCATCGTCCAGGGCGATGGATGGAGCGGTCTGGAGACTTTGGCTGTGTTCCACGCGCCCGGTGGGTCTGCGACCAAGAAGACGGTTGGCGCGGACGGCGTGCTGGAGGTCCCTGCGGAGGCGACGGCAGACAAGGCTGGCCGCGGCAAGATCGTGTTTTTAGGCCTTGCGGACGGCGTGCAGCGTATCTCAGTCGATCTCCCCTACTCCATCCGGGATCACGCGGACATCGACGGCGATAATCCGGGCACGCCTACGCCGGATGTGGTGCAGCAGATCTTGGAGAACTCCAACAACGCGGTGCGCGTGGCGCAGGCCGCCAAGAATGCCGCGGAAAACGCGCACCGGG